AGATAAAGCTGTTTACTGTCGGGACTTTTCCGATCAAGGAATTGATTTTTTCGAGATTAAAGATACAATCGGAAGGTGCGGGTTACTGTCATTTTCCGGCGGGGCGTTCTGACGAATACTATCAGCAGTTGGCTAATAGTGAAAAAATCGTCACAAAATATCAAAAAGGCTTTCCGCGCCGCGAATTTGTAAAGACAAGAACACGCAATGAAGCACTTGATTGCCGCGTTTATGCTTATGCCGCGTTGTGCATCTTGTCGCTGAACATCAATGCTGTTGCCGATAGGGTAGTTAATGCGCCGGAACCAGAAACAGAACCGCAACCGCAACAGCCAAATCCACTTGCACGCCGACCGCGACAGGGCGGCTTTGTTAATTCGTGGCGGTAAATAATGGCAAATCTTTTTGATGTGAATAACGCGCCAAGCACAGAACCACTGCAATTTGCTATCGGTGATTTTGTGCAATGGAAACGCGAAGATATTGTTGGCGATTATCCAACTGCAACACATAGCGCAGAATACGTTGCTAGAATATCTGGCGGTGGTAGTGAAATAAAAGTTACAGCCACAGAAACTAGCACATATTATCTTTTTACAATTTCAAGCGCAGACAGTGCATCGTTTACAAAAGGTCACTATCACTGGCAGTTAGAAGTTACTGAAACATCATCTGGCAACCGCATTATTATCGATACCGGCACGCTTGATATACATTATGACCTAGATGACAATGTTGATCCGCGTAGCCACGCACAGATAATGATCGACAAGATTGAAAGTATCTTGCAAGGCAAGGCAGATGCAGACGTTGCCAGCTACAGCATAAATGGCAGGTCACTGACAAAGATGTCTTTTGATGATCTAATAAAAGCGCGTGATTTTTATCGCAAAGAATATGCAAAAGAATTGCAGAAAGAACGCGCCGCGCAGGGTGATAACACTGGCGCGACAGTGCTAGTGAGGTTTTAACAATGGGCGTTTTTGATTTTTTCAAAGCAAAACCAAAGACACGCAAGATGGCGCGTGCCTACCACGGGGCCGATACCGGTAGATTATTCAGCGATTTTATTAGCAGCAGCCGGTCAGCCGATAGCGAAATTAAGCCATCACTGCGTATTCTGCGTGACAGATGCCGTGAAATCAGCCGCAACCATCCATATGCCAAACGCTATCTGCAAATAATGACGACCAACGTGGTCGGGCCTAATGGCGTGCGAATACAGGTGCGTAAACGCAACGATGATGGATCGCTTGACAGTGTTGGCAATCGGATCATCGAACAGGCGTGGCAACAGTGGGGTCGCACCGGCTTTTGCACAGTTGATGGCCGTATGTCGTGGTCACAAGCGCAACGGCTGTTTTTGGAAACGCTGGCACGCGATGGCGAAGTGCTAATACAGAAAATCAAAAACCCTGCTGGCAACCCGTTTGGCTTTTCGCTGAAATTTCTAGAAGCTGATTATCTTGATGAAGGTTACGATGCGCGGCTGAATAACGGCAATGAGGTGCGGATGGGTGTTGAATTAGACAAGCGCACCGGCAAGCCGCTTAACTATTATCTATTTGAAGATCACCCACATCACGATCAAGGCTATGGATCAAAGACCAAGCGGCATCATAAGATCGTGCCAGCCGATCAGATCATTCATTGCTACATACAGGAACGCGCCGGTCAAACACGCGGAACGCCTTGGATGTCAAACGTATTGTCACGGCTTAAAATGCTGGATGGTTACGAAGAAGCCACGCTTGTAAATGCGCGGGTAGCCGCGTCAAAGATGGGCTTTTTCACAAGCCCCGAAGGTGACGGCTTTATTGGCGATGATTACGACAATCACGCGCCTATTATGGACGCATCGCCCGGCACCTTTACGCAGTTACCAGTTGGTATGGATTTTAAATCGTTCGACCCATCATCTGGCACCGAAAGTTTTGATGAATTTGAAAAAGCCATATTGCGCGGCATAGCGTCAGGGCTTGGCGTCAGCTATGTGTCACTGGCAAACAATTTGGAAGGTGTCAGCTATTCATCGATCCGGCAAGGCACCATCGAAGATCGTGACCATTTCAAGATGATCCAGCAGTTTATGATCGATCAGTTTGTTGATCCGATTTACCGCGCTTGGCTAGAAATGGCGATAACAGTTGGCCGCATCAATTTGCCTATGGGTAAATATGATCTGTTTGCTGATCAGGTTATCTACCGGCCACGCGGCTTTGCGTGGGTTGACCCGCAAAAAGAGATACAAGCCAGCGTCACTGCACTTAATAACGGCATTGTCAGCTTGCAGGATGTTCACAGCCAGTATGGTCGTGATACCGAAGAAATCTTTGAACAAATTAACCGCGAAAGTGAACTGGCCGACCGTTATGGTATTGATACAGCGTTTCAGCCATTCGGCACCAAGTTACCGGCACAGCCATCAATAGACGCGGGGCAGGAACCAGATGGCAACGTATAAAGGCGTAGACATCGATCTGAAACCGACCGAAGCGATGGCCGAAGAAGCACAACGCTTTTTGGATTGGCGCAAAGAAGGTTATCAGGGTGGTACTGACGTTGCTGTGGCGCGTGCGCGGCAGTTAGTCAACCGCCAAGAACTATCAGCAGATACAGTGCGGCGTATGCACAGCTTTTTCAGCCGCCACGAAGTTGACAAGCAGGCCGAAGGGTTCAGCCAAGGCGAAGATGGCTACCCGTCACGGGGCAGACTGGCGTGGTCTGCGTGGGGGGGTGACAGTGGTCAATCGTGGGCAAGGGCAAAAGATGCGCGGCTGGATAAGATTGATGAGGGTGAGCGTATGCTGGAAGAAAAACGGCCATACCCAAATGAACACGCCGCACGCATAAATGATCCTGATCAATATGACCGTTTCCGGCGCGATGCAGATGCCGGTGGTGCGGGGGTAGATTTTATTTATGGAATAGCCGATAATGTGTCGGAAATTCAAAGCATCAGGTTTGACGCGCAACGCTGGTCTGTAGATGAAGCAAAGGCGTGGCTAGATGAACACGATTTTGAGCCGATTTTGTTTGAACCGGCGATTGAAGAAAGGGCTGAACCTATGGATGATCAAAAGCCAGTTGAAATGACCGAAGAACGCTTTGATCGTGGCGAGTTAGTTTTTCGCGCGGCTGAAGCTGATATGGTTGATGAAGATGACCGCCGCGTGCGTATGTCGCTGTCATCTGAAGAACCTGTTGAACGTTCTTTTGGTTTGGAGGTTTTGCGGCATACCCGCGAAGCAATAGATTTGTCACGGATGAACAGCGGCCACGCGCCATTGCTGTTAGATCACGATATGACAAAACAGATTGGCGTTGTCGAACGTACTTACCTTGATGAAGCTGACCGCAGACTACGGGCAGTTGTGCGCTTTGGAAAAGGTGCGCTTGCGAGGGAAGTTTATGATGATGTCAAGGACGGTATCAGATCCAATGTGTCTATTGGTTATCAGATACGTCAAATGGAAGATAAGAGATCTGACGGGACGGTCGGCATTTCTTCGTGGATTCCATATGAAGCTAGTATTGTGAGCGTTCCGGCTGATGCAGGCGTGGGCGTCAATCGCAGTGCTAATGTTGAACCAATGATCAAAGATAAGGAGACAGTTAAAATGTCAGAAATTGATCAAAACGAAATCCGCGAAGCAGCCGCCGAAGCAGCCAAGCGCGATTTCCAAAAGAATGCCAGCGAGATCATCAATCTTGCTGTTAAGCACAACCGCCGCGATTTGGCTGATCAAGCCATTGGCGATGGTTTATCTGTGGCGCAATTCCGCGCAGTATTGCTGGATGCCATTGGCGAAGGTAAGCCATTGGAGCAGTCAGCCGGTGCGGTTGATATGTCAGCTAAAGAACAGCGTGAATATTCATTTATGAAAGCTGTACGCGGCTTGGTAAATGGTTCAGGTCTGAAAGGTCTGGAAGCTGAAGTTTCTGACGAAATCGCAAAGCGGTCTGGTCGTGAAGCACGCGGTTTCTATGCACCAGATACATTCTGGGGCGGTCGGCGCGATCTGACTGTTGGCACAGATAGTGCCGGTGGTTTCCTGCGGCCAACCGATCACCTTGGCGATCAGTTTGTTGACGCACTTCGCGCACGCTTAGTGTTCAGCGATCTTGGCGCACGCTTTATGACAGGTCTGCGTGGCGATGTGGCTATTCCAAAGCTGGCAACCGGTGTATCTGCTGGTTTCGTTGCTGAGAATGGCGCAACATCTGAAGTCAACGCTGTATTTAGCCAGATCACAATGTCACCAAAGTCACTTGGCGCATTCACAGACGTATCACGTCTGCTGATGATCCAGTCTGACCCATCAGTTGAACAAATCGTTCGTGACGATCTGTTGAACGCCATTGCTCAAAAAGTCGAAGATGTTGCCATCGAAGGTGGCGGCTCAAATGAGCCTACAGGCATCACCGGCACATCTGGCATTGGTTCAGTAGCTATCGGCACAAACGGTGGCGATCTAACTTGGTCAGCAATTACCGATCTGGTCAAAGAAGTTGAAGTTGACAACGCAGCGATCAACGGCAACACACTTGCCTATCTGACAAACCCGAAGGTAAAAAGCCATATGGCTTCAACCAGCAAGGTTGCGTCAACTGATAGCGTAATGTTGCTGGATGCACCTTGGAACAGCGTTTATGGTTATAACCTTGCTGTTACCAACAACGTACCATCAGATCTGACCAAAGGCACACTGACAACCGCGTCAGCGTTGATCTTCGGTGATTTCTCACAGTTGATGATGGGCTTCTTCTCAACACCAGACATCTTAATCGACCCATATACAGCGGGTTCATCTGGTGCGGTTCGCATCAGAGTGATGCAAGAACTCGACATTGCTGTACGTCACGCGCAATCATTTGCCGCGTGCTTGGACATCGATGCCTAAATCACAAGCGGGGCGGCTTCGGTTGCCCCGCCTATCCCATAGGGGGTTTTGATGAAGATTAAGTGCAAAAGAAATATCGTGATTAAAGGCGTGGCACACAGTGTCGGTGATGTTGTTGAGGTCGAAGATAATATTGGTCTTGATCTGGTCAACACTGGCCGCGTTGAGGTTTATGAAGATAAAGTTGGTATCACTGATCGTGCTGTTGGCCTGACAAAGAAATCAGCCGCCAGCCTAGTCAAGCGGAATACAAAGAAAAATGCCAAATAAGTATGTAAAAATCACGGTCGTCAAAGACTGCCAAGCGGGTTCAGTAGGTATAATGCTGGCCGGAGAAGATCACGATGTGCGCGAAGATGAAGCGCAAAAACTGATTGATCGTGGTTATGCAAAGTTATGGTCTGACAAGCCAGCTAAAGTGGCCAAAGTATCTGAAGTGGACGATGAATAATGGCGGTCGAAAGCGCAGATGATCGTGCCATATTTGTTGGCATTGATGATTTTGGCGTTGCCGCGACCTATAATGCGGCCACAGTAAATGGCATTTTTGACAATGAATTTGTCGAGGTGGATGCTGGTGGCGGCGTTGGTTTTGCCTTGCAACAGCCACGCTTTGTTTGCCGCACCGCAGATGTATCCGCAGCCGCTGAAGGCGATACGATCACGATTAACGCTACTGGTTACACCATCCGCATTGTGCAGGATGACGGGACTGGTATGACCACACTGGTATTGGAAAAGCAATGAGCCACGTTAGACAGCAAATACGCGATGACATCGTGACCACGCTGACGGGGCTGACTACAACGGGCAGCAATGTTTTTCGCAGCCGGATATTTCCGCTAGAGCAAACAAATCTGCCAGCGTTGTGCATATATACAAAGAGCGAAACAAGCGAATATGACACAATCGGCTTGCCACGTTCTGTAAACAGGATTTTAGACGTAGCTGTTGAAGCATACGTCAAAGGCGTGTCCAATTATGACAACACGCTGGACACTATTGCGGTTGAAATGGAAGAAGCCATTGCCGCTGATATAACGCTTGGCGGTCTGGCCAAAGATGCACAGATCACCGCGTTTGAAGCTGATTTTGCGGGTGACGGTGAACAGCCGGTGGCCGTGGGTCGCTTCACCATAACGGTCGAATATCGTACCGTTGAAAATGACGTTGAAACTGCCGCATAGGAGACAAACCGATGGCAACTTTTAAAGGCAACGATGGTGTCGTTCTTATCGGCACAGACGCTATGGCTGAAGTAATCAGCTTTTCTGTAGACGAAACCGCAGACACCATTGAAGATACAGCAATGGGTGACACTGCTAAATCATACAAAGCATCATTCACCGATTTCAGCGGAACCGTTGAGACATATTTCGATGATACTGATACCGCGCAAAATAACTGCACAGCCGGTGATAGCATCACACTGAATTTGCAGATGGAAGGTAACACAACTGGCGACCACAAGCTGACTGGTTCAGCTATTGTCACAAGCCGGTCAATCGGTGTAACGTCTGACGGTATCGTGACCGCTACATACAGCTTCCAAGGCAGCGGCGGTCTGACTGAAACAACTGTATCATAAGGGGTAAATAATGGGCTTGGGAGAACAGATCGCAGCGCGGCGTGCGTTGCAGCGTAAACAGATCGAAGTTGTAG